AACTCCGGGGTTGATCCTCGCTCTGAGCAGTATTACGAGCAAATAGACGCTCGCATCAAGAAGACCTTTCCTGAAATATTTGGAGAGGCTACGGCAACTACGCCATCCGATACTCCAGCTAAGAAAACACCATCTGTTGCAGCTCCTGCGACCAGATCTTCTGGAACAAAGAAGATTCAATTAACTACGACCCAGCTTGCGCTGGCGAAGAAGTTCAAGATGGACCCTAAAGTGTATGCAGCAGAAGTTTTAAAATTGGAGAAATCAAATGGCTAATAGTAATACCCGTACCCCCCGTGATTTAGAAACACGCACACAAGAGGCTCGATATGTGTATACACCATCGAGTAAGTTGCCCGATCCAACACCCATACCAGGTATGTCTTTCCGCTGGATTGCTACCCATGTAATGAGTATTGCGGACCCCACCAATGTGTCTAGAAAACGCAGAGATGGCTGGGAACCGGTCAAGGCAGCAGACCATCCAGAACTGATGTTGGAAGGAAACGCCAACGGCAACGTGGAAATTGGAGGCCTCATGCTTTGCAAGATGCCAACAGAACGCGTTAAAGCCATGGACGAGTACTACCAAAACCAAAACAGAGCTCAGATGGATTCCGTAGACAACAATTTCTTGAAAAACCAAGACCCACGCATGGCGACCTTGTTCTCCGAAAGGCAGTCAACAAGCTCAAGAGGCAGCAGTTTTGGAGCTGGTGTTAAATAAACTTAGGAGTTTTTAAATGGCATATCCTATCGTTCCTGCAGCTTACGGTCTAAAGCCTGTAAGCCTGTCTGGTGGTAGAGTGTTTTCTGGTTCTACCAGACTCATCCCTATCGCTTCTGGCTATGGCTACAACATGTTTGACGGCGATGTCGTTACAGCAAGTGGTGGTTCATTAGTCGTCACAACTCTTGGCGCGGCGTCTTCACCTGTTGCTGGTACTATCGGTGTTTTTGTTGGCGCTCAATACGTCAACTCAATGAGCCAGACAGTCCGTGCACAGTTCTATGCAGCTAACACAATCACTAACACAATCTATGGACCTAACAGTCTGCAAGGTTATGTTGTGGATGATCCTTATGCTGTATTCCAAGCAGCTGTGCTCACACAAGGTACATCTTCTGTATCTAACACACCCGGCGCTACTATCGGTTATGTAAACCCATCTTTCATTGGGTCTAACATGTACTTGGTAACTAACGGTTCTAACGGTGGTTCAGCTTCTGGTAATACTACAACTGGCGACTCAGCAATGGGCTTGACCGGTGGTGTTGTTACTTCTGGCACACAAGGTAACACACGTGTTACTTCTTCAGCACCTTTCCGTGTTGTTAACGTTGTTCCAGATACAGCAGTTACTGTTACTGCAGTTGGTTCTACATCTGGTTCCAGCACAACTCTTACTTTGACTGCCGCTAATACAGCGATCAGCCCCGGTATGCAGTTGATTGTTCCAGGTGTTACTGGCGCACTCGCAAGCAACTTCTTAACTGTAACTAACGTAAGCTCAACAACTGTTACTTTGTCTGCAGCAGTTACTATTGCAAGCGGTACAGCACTGTCTTTCGTCGGTTACCCAGAAGTTCAAGTACAGTGGAACTTCGGTTACCACGGTTACTTAAACGCAACAGCAGCTTAATCAAGGAGCACATAAATGGCTATTTCACGCGCACAACTATTGAAGGAATTGCTCCCAGGATTGAACGCACTGTTCGGACTTGAGTACGCAAGATACGGCGAAGAGCACAAAGAAATCTACGAAACAGAGACTTCTGAGCGTTCATTCGAAGAAGAGACAAAACTGTCAGGTTTCTCTGCAGCACCAGTCAAAAACGAGGGCTCAGCTCTTGCTTATGACAATGCTCAAGAAGCTTGGACAGCTCGCTACAACCACGAGACAATCGCTCTTGGATTCTCAATCACTGAAGAAGCGATTGAAGATAACTTGTATGACTCTTTGTCAGCACGTTATACCAAGGCTCTTGCTCGCGCTATGGCTTACACCAAGCAGGTTAAAGCAGCTTCAGTTTTGAACAACGGCTACAACGCTGCCTACACTGGCGGTGACGGACAAGCTTTGTTCTCTACAGCTCACCCATTAGTCAATGGCGGCACAAACGCCAACACATTCACAACTCCTTCCGATTTGAACGAGACTTCCCTAGAAGCCGCCGTTATCCAGATCGCTGCTTGGACAGACGAGCGTGGACTTTTGATCGCTGCTAAGCCCAAGAAACTCATTGTTCCTCCATCATTAATGTTCGTTGCAACTCGTCTCTTAGAGACAGAATTGCGCGTTGGTACAAACAACAACGACATTAACGCGATCAAGAACAACGGAGCTATTCCTGAAGGCTACACTGTTAACCACTTCTTGACATCAACCAACACATGGTTCTTGACAACTGACGTGCCAAACGGCTTGAAGCACTTCGAGCGTATTCCACTTCAGAATTCCATGGATGGTGACTTTGATACAGGTAACGTAAGGTACAAATCTAGAGAGCGTTATAGCTTCGGTTGGAGCGACCCACTAGGTATCTTTAGCTCATACTAAACTAATACTTAAAACTTTTAGTTTAATTAAAGGCCCTCACAAAGGGCCTTTTTTATTTCCAGTATCAAAACTTGTTTTCGAAAAGTTTTTAGAAAATCTATTTGTATTTCCCCAACCATTGTGATACAGTTAAGACTTCTTAACAAGGAGTCAAATATGTTTTATGTGTATGTTTATTACGATCCAAGACCTTTGAAAAAAGGGCAGCCTGTTTATGTGGGTAAGGGTACCGGTGCAAGAGACTTATCGCATTGGTCTAGAGGTTCGCACAACAAGCCTTTTCAAGATTTTATTTCGCATTTAAAACAACGAAATTATGTAGCGACATGCGAACGTGTTTTTGAAACAGAAAACGAACAAGAAGCTTTTGTTAAAGAGATGGAGCTGATTAAGCTGTACGGGCGCAGAGACTTAAAGACAGGCACGCTTTTTAATCGCACGGATGGGGGTGAAGGACTTAGTGGGTATGTCAAAAGTGATGCAGAAAAAGAAGTTGATAGACATGGCACTTTACTTAATTGGCAAGATCCCGAGTACCGCGCCAAAGTAGTAGCTGGGCAGATCAAAGCGCAAAACACGCCAGAAGCCCTTGAAACCAAGTCTGTGAACTCCAAAAAGCTGTGGGCAACCAAAGGTGACACCCTCGCTAAAAGCATCAAGGAAGCGCGTAATACGGAAGAGTCCAAAGCTAAAACAAGTGCGCAAGCAAAAGCGCAGTGGTCCGATCCTGAGTACGCGGCTAAACAGTCTGCCAACAACAAAGAGATTGCTAATCGCGAGGAAGTAAAGGCGGCTAAGAAAGCTGCTGCTAAAGCGCTGTGGGCAGATCCTGTGTGGAAAGCTAAAATGATGGAAGCAAGAAAAAAGAAAAAACTTGTTGACTCCCCCCAAATTTAGTGTATAGTAAGTGTATCTGGGATTTTCCACCTTGTTGCCAGCCCGCCCAGGGGTCACGATGCAACGATTAACAAGGTAACTTTTGCATAAGGATTTATTATGGGACGCAGTACATTTGAAGGTCCGATCATATCGGGCGACAACCGTTTTGGCGCTTTGCGCGATATTGGTTACACAGTCTTAGAACAAGATTGTTATATTGATCTTTCCAACACTACTGTTGGTACTGCTGGTTACAGCGGTGGATCTGGTCAATTTGTTTGGGGTAACAACATCCCTAACTTGAACGGCACCGTCTACACTCCTTCTAGCACATACAGCGCTAACGGTCCAACTACTCAAACAATTCCTGCCGACGCATCTACACAGGTGTATCGCGGCGCGGTAATGTATTTACCCATTAACAGCCAAATTATCGACATCATTGTTGACTACCCTTTGGCAATTACTGGTGAGTCTGGCGCAACACTTTCTAATACAAGCGTGTTTGTTTCTAACGGCTATACAGCTGCAGCAGGTACACCTGCTTACGCAACAGCGGTTATTTCTTCAAGCACAGGCGTTGGAACTGCGGGTCGTTTGACAACAACATACACAGGTACTAACTTGTTGAACATGTTGGCTACTACTTCTGATATTCAGAACCCAACACTTGGCGCTAACCCATCGTTCTTGTCTCAGATCGTATTCACTTTGTCCATCACTGGTACAAGCGTTGCGGCTCCTACTGGCGGTAAGCTAAACTTTATTGTTCGCTACGCTCAGAATGACAACAACATTGGTAACTTGACAACTTACCCATACGGTAACTTAGATTAATCCCCTGGGGACTTCGGTCCCCATTTCTTAATTTAAGGAGCTTAATATGGCACAAAGCCCAAATGGTATTCCAAGTACCAATAATCAATTCAATTCCATTACGCGTCAAGCGAAATATGAGCCTTTTGAGCTGCAAGTATCTCGTGGACAAGTGTATGGGCATACACCTTTTTTGCTTTACGGATACTCAGCAAGCGTAAGTAATACAGCTTTTGGTCCGTTATGGGAAGGTTTAACCCAAAGTGGTGGTCTTTATCCTTTTCCTTCTTCAGCAGCCCAACTTACCATTGTAAGTTCTTCCGCGTCCGACACATCTGCGCTAAGCGTTTTAATTCAAGGTTTAGATGCTAACTTTAATCCAATTAGCGAAATAATCGCTTTAAACGGAACTACAAACGTAACATCTGTTAAATCTTATTTACGCGTTAATAACGTTGGGGTTACAAACGGCACTAACGTAGGAAACATTACGTTTAAACAAAGCACCACACTACTAGCGCAAATCAATGCGGGTTTAGGTGTTAATCAAGCAAGTATTTACACGGTCCCTGCTGGATACACTCTGTATATACTGCGCTCATACAAAACAGCAAATATTGGATTTACAAGCAGCGCTTGGATTAACTTTGAAGTCCAATTTAATGACAATGTGACTGGCGCTCAAAAGATTGTACAAGAGCAGACTTTTGTTCAACAAATTGAAATTGATTATGGACAGGTGCCTCGTAAGATTACAGAAAAAACAGACATTCAATATTTGTATAAAGCAAGCATTGGTGGACCGTTAATCTGTTCGCAGAACCTGACAGGTATTTTAATTTCTAACGGGAGTTAAGCATGGCTAAATCCCCTGCTTGGCAACGCAAAGAAGGTAAAAACCCAAATGGCGGCTTGAACGCCAAGGGTAGAGCTTCTGCCAAAAAAGAAGGGCATGACCTTAAACCACCTCAACCAGAAGGAGGCTCACGTCGAGACTCTTTTTGCGCGAGAATGTCTGGTATGAAAAAGAAACTTACGTCTTCAAAAACAGCGAATGATCCTGATTCAAGGATCAATAAAAGTCTTAGGGCTTGGAACTGTGCTGAAGGCGGGTACATAAAAGCAGCAGACGGCGTTGCAGAACGCGGTCACACTAAAGGCAGGTACATGTAATGGACACGCATGACGCAAAAGTAATGGGAGACGGTGCTGCCGTAGCTGTTGGGCTAGGCAATGTTATGCAGTGGCTCCCACCCTATATTTCTTTAATCAGCAGTATTGTCATTCTCGTGTACATGATTGTGCGGCTTTGGGAAACCGACACCGTTCAAAAGCTGGTAGGTAAAAATGCCAAGTAAGTCAAAAGCTCAACGAAACCTGATGGCAGCTGTGGCGCACAATCCGCAGTTTGCCAAAAAGGTGGGCATTCCCCAAT